TTTTTCTACAATTGCATCAAGATCTCTTACTTGTGCTTCTGCTGTACCTAAATCATATTGAGGTGCAGGTCTAGTTATTACTTGTACTATCTTTGCCATTATCTACGTCCGTCTGGTTGTATGTCTAACCTAAAAGTCCCTAGTCTCCAGCTTTGACTAGCTCCTGTATTTTCTATTTTTAATGATACAGCTCTAGCTCTAGCTCTTGTATCTATTTTAGTTGTTGATGATGTAATATCAAATGGTCCAAGAGGTGAGCTGGCTTGTGAATCGTTAGGATAATTTTTTAATTGTAAAGTAACTCTAGTTGTTCCTGTCTGACTTATAAAGTCTGGTACAAATCTTCGTATCTTCATAATAAATTCACCATCTCCTCTTAAATCAGCCACACTTGTTGTTTGACCTCTTTGTGTTCTTTGACTAATATCGTAATCTCCAGAAGATATGTTAGCTGTAATTGCTGTAATAGTTCCATTTCTATTTTGATCTGTCCCTGTTTCATGTTCATAGTAACTTGTTCTACCTTCTGTGTTGCCCACAACATCAAAAGATGTATCTGTAGCTGCATCGTATTCTAATGCATGAGGTAAACCAAATACAGCAGAGTCTTTCCACATAGTTCTTGCTAAAGAACCTACTGTCCACACAGGTCTTTGTGGTCCAGAGTCAAAATAATTATAAGCAACCATTCTATTAACAACAGAAGATCCTATTGTTGGATAAAACCAAATTACTTCACCAAATAAATTATTTAATCCTGCTGATACCATTTGATTACCTGATTCTAAATTTATGTTATCGTAAACAAAGTCTTCTACCAAACAAGGTAATGATTCTAATTTACCTGCGTATCTAAAGAAACCGTTTTCTGACATCCAATATGCAGCTCCATCAACTTCAACACATGCATTTTGTCCTGCAAGACCACAGTTAGTTCCAACTTGTGCAAACGCAAAAGTAAATGGTTGACCAACAAAACGTTGTGTAAATAAAGCTGTATCAGTCCAAACATAAATTGCATCTCTACCTCTTATAGCTCCCATGATCTGTGATCCGTCAGCCAGTCTTTGTGTACCAGCAGTATTGGTTGCCGTTGGTGTGTATGTATTAATATCTTCTTGATCAGAGAATCTAATAAACATATCATCTTGTGTAGACGTATCACCTATCGTTGTTTCTGTTCCAAAGAATACCAAGTGACGATCCGGTGTAGATACCAACATGTGTCGTGATGCAGTTGGTGCACCAGATATAATAGTCGCTCTTGTAGATGTTGCATTTGATAAACTTGAATCCCATTGAAAACATGCACCATCGTGTATTAAACAAATTGCTTTGTCACCAAAGTTATCTAATGACCACATACCTGGTTCTAATACTAAGTCACCTGATGCAGCTTCACCCCATGCAACATAGTCTGATGAGTTTGTTACTGTTGCTCCACTAGAGTGTCCTGATCTTGTAGAGTTTCTTACACCTCTTGTAATACCAGTTAAATCATTACCAGAAATACCTGTATATGAAATTTCTTCATTACCAACTTGAATAAAGTTTGTACCTGAAGATGGAAAGTTAATTGTACTTGTTAATGTAATAGAAGTTCCTGATCCACCTGTTCCTGCTGCATCATCTAATAAAGCACCATTTAAAGTTGTTGTAATAGCACCCGCAGCTTCACCACTCCATGAACCTAATCCCCAACCAAAACCTTTTGCTTGAACTGCTGGTCCAACTGTATAATATTTTTGTATTCTAATACCACCTGATGTTGTTGCACCAGATCCACCTTCATTTGAATCCATTGTAATTGTTGCTGTTACGTTAGTAGGTGTGCTAGCAACCATAAATTTTCTATTGTCAAAATTGGATGCGGTAAAATTAGAATTAGTTATTGTAGTAAAATTATCCATTAATAGTATATCACCTGGTACTAAATTATGCGCGCTTGTATAAGTTATAGTTATGGTCGGTGATCCGTTAGTCGTGGTAAATGCATTTGTAAGTGTTGTAGTTGTTTGGATAGGATGAATATCATAGAATACACCCCCAGAATAAGCATACAGCACTCTGTTAGTTCCTATAATAGCGTATTTTCTAGATAAGCTATTAATAAAATGATGTAATCCTCGACCTGCTCCTGTAAGTTCATTTTCATTTACAGTGCCTAATTGATTCCAACCACCTACTTTTTCAGGTATTCCATAACGAAATCTAACATTATCACAATCTGTCCACTGACCTTCAGCAGCAGTTTCTGATATTTGTTTGTTTATACCTGGTTGGAACCCTATTTTCTGTAGCATAATCCCTACTTATATATAGTTTTTAATATTTTGGTAGTATTATATTCCAATCTAACTCAGATATCAAATCATCTAAATTAACTTTTTTAAGGTTATTTTGTTTTAAATATTGATGTAATTCTTCTAAATCTATAATAATCCATTGGTCCTTAATATCAAAAACCATCTTGTCTGCTTTGGTTGCAACCGTTCCTGCTTTTGCATTATTTTTTAAAGGTCTAAGATCAAATTTAAATTTTTGATTTCTAAGAATACCTTCTACATCCCACAACTCTTTTAGTCTTTGTTTTTCTGTAGGATATTTAATATTAGATAATAAACTAACAAATTTATTTTTCATCGGTGTATATATTTTCTTTTAGAAAATCCATATACGTAGGTAGTCTTTCGGCTACTTTATTCCAATAGTTTCTTTTTTTAGTTATGTATCTATTGCCACCTTTCCATTTATCAAACCACTGTTGATCAGTGTATTGATTGTGATATTTTAAGGTAGACATCTCTGTTGGTGGATAATGCATACCAGCTGCTATACAATGAAAGCCACCTTTTTCATGATAATGAAAATTATTTTTTCTCTGCATAGCTGCACTAAACATACCATGATAGCTAGTGCCTTTTAGATTAATTAAACTTTCATCCCATGATTTATTTAAAATATGTTTCCAATATGGAGTCTCATCTCTATGACTTAATGCATAATGCAAAGCTACAAATTCAGCAAAAGTCCTAAACTCATATCTACATCCTAAACTAAAATTATCTTTGTCCCATTGTGATATTCGTTCTCTTTGAACATTTCGTAAAAAATATAATAAAAAAGTATGAACAGTATACAAACCATTACTTTCTAAAGGTTCTATAAAACCTGCTGATAATCCAATGGCACAGACATTTTTAACCCATAGTCTTTTATGAATACCTGTTCTTATTTTTATTTTATTAAGTTCTAAGTTTTTTATTCCTAGATGTTTTTCTAATTGTTCAGCTGCCTTATCATCACTAACAAAATGATCTGAGTATACATAACCAGTTCCAACTCTAGACCATAAAGGTATATTCCAAACCCAACCATTTTCAATAGCAGTACAGTTAGTATATGGAACTAATTCTTTTTCTTTATCTTTGTAAGGTATTCTTGTAGCTAACGCAGAGTTGTTAGGTAATAAATCTTCTAGCGATTCAAAAGGTTCTTTCATAGTTTGTCCAAGTAGAAGAGATTTAAAACCTGTGCAATCTATATAAAGATCAGCTTTATGTTTTTTATTTAAACTTTTAATTCCATCTTCATCTTGTTCTATAGTTTTAATATCTTCTTTAATATGTATCAAACCTTTTGGTTTACAGTATTCATCTCTTAACCATATACCAAACTTTGTTGCATCAAAATGATATGCTGTATCGAAGTCAAAGTTAAAAGGCATTGTTCTATTTTCATTGTAAAAAAGTTTGTTTTGATTAACAAGAGCCATACAAGAGAAAAGAGAATCAGCATAGTCTGAGTAAGGAATAGATGGGTCAGAAAACTTTTTAAACCACCAATCATTCATACCTGCAGTATTACCATTTACATCTGGCTCACCAAAAGGATAATGAAAAGCTTCTCCTTTTTTGTAAAAATCTGTAAACTTAATACTTAATTTATAAGTGCCATTTGTTGCTTTTAAAAAATCTTTATCTTCAATCCCTAATAATTTTGTCCAATGTCTTATTCCTGTTATAGTGCTTTCACCTACCCCCACTGTTTTTACATTTGGTGATTCTATCAAAGTTACTTTTACTTTTGGTAACTGACTTAGTATTGTAGCTGCAGTCATAAAACCTGCAGAGCCTCCTCCAACAATTATAATACTTCTTAATTTCATATTGTTAATTCTCCTTCCTGTTCTCCAAATATACCTTTCACAAAAAAATTAAATGCAAGACTATATCTTAATTCTTTTTGTTTATTAATACCAATTCTATGTATCAATGTCGAGGGAAAAAACGTGATTACGCCATCAGCTGGCTCAAAGAAAAACTCATCACAGTTTTCTATTGTATGCTCTTCAAAGTCTAGTTTTACAGTTGGTGTAAAAGGCATTCTATTTTGCTCCATATTAAATATTATATCTCCAGAATCTTTTGGTGCTTTAAAATAATATACTCCACTAATTATAGAATTAAAATGAGAGTGAGGTTGTCCAAAGTCATTTTCTTTATGTTTGTTTATCCAGGAGCTAGTTAAATAAAACTTTTGATGTTTTTTAATTTTTAAAATATGTCTGGTGTATATTTCAAGTTCTTTGAATATATTCTTTTTAAGAGATCTATAATTTTTACTATTTAATATTTGTTTATTTTCAGTGTAAGAGGCTGTGGTATTTTCCATAGTTATATATTTTTCTTTCTGAGCACATTCAAATTCTTTTTTATTAACATCAATTTGATTGACATATATTGGATATCCAAATGGTATAATTACTTTATGCATATTACCAAGTCCAAGATACGTAAGAGTATCTAATCCCTTTCGTTATTTCATTTACTTTGTGTGGGTATAAAAAATTAGATGGAAATATTAATAGATCCCCTTTCTCTAAATTTATTTTTTTATCTTGAAACATAATAAACTCACCACCTTTATAATTATCATTTAAAGTTCCTACTATACTTAAAACAGGAACTCCTTTTCTTTCACCATCAAACATATCTTGAATGTGATCACAGTGTTCTGCCATTAAAGTGTTCTTATTATATTTGTTAAATCTAATCGGTAGATAACCTACCCAACCATTGTGCCAACTAAAATTATATTTATTAAAATATCTTTCTATAGAATACCACATCCTATCCATTATAATATCTCTAGTTGTTACACCATCTGTATAATACGATACAGATAATTCTTTTTCATTTGATATAGGTTTTGATTTATCAAGTTTTGGAAAATAAAAATTGTGTTTCAACCATTCTTTGTTTTTCTTTAATTGTTTAATAGTTTCATCACAGATTTCATCTGATAGAAAATTTTTTTCTAAGTATATGTAGTGTTCTAAATCTTTGATCATGATATATTTATTAACTTATCGTCATATCCAATAAGTCCTTTTGGAGTTACATTAAAAGCTATTGAATATCTATCTTCAAAAGCTTCGTTTGATTCTATTCTATGTTTTAAATAGCTATGAAAAATTAATAACAAGTTGTCTCTAACAGGCAGTGTAAATTGTGAACAATTAAAATAATTATGAGATTGAACATATTTATCCCAAAAAATAGTATCGTCGTATGGTTTTTGAAAACTAATATTAAAACCTCTCTTTGCTACGGGATAATAAACACCACTAAAAAAACTATGTGAATGAGAATGAAATTGACTAAAAGCTTTAGGTTTGGTTCTTGTAGACCAAGAACATTGTATCTTATACTTTTCATTCATGTATTTATGTTCACTAGAGTATTCGTATATTTTCTTTAATATTTCTTTCTTCAAAGATGGAAAGTATTTTAAAACATTATATTCATTTGATATCAAAGCACTAGCTTCTTTATTGTTCACATATGTGTCTTTATATTTTATCTTTTTAAGTTTATCTAAAATTTTATTGTTATCTATTTTTAGATCAAACTCTCCTATCGTGGTTGGAAACATTGCTATCATTGTCATAGAAGAAGCTCCGTTAATTCTCTTTTGTCTCCTAAAGTTCCTTTTATAAAAACATTAAAAGCTAAACTTGTTCTTATATTCTTTCCTTGTTTGTTATCTA